CCTGCATATGTAAAATCATAATCTCTTTCGTGATTAATCCAGTTTTCCATTCTATCAAAATCTTTTTTAGTGTACCATGTTAATATATCTGCGTCATAAACTCCTTTAGAAACACCTTCTCTAACATGGTCGTAAATATGTGGGTGGTCCCAAAGTTTATGGAATAATTGTTTTCTTAAACTATAGAGTAATAGTCTAGCAGCTACAAACTGATAATTAGGATTATCTAATGAAATTAAATCTGAAGCTGACTTGATTAAAATTTGTTGAATTTCGTCTGTAGTAATACCATCATAAAATTGTAAACCTGAATTCATCTCAACTTGCGAGGCTGAAACACCTTTTATATCTTCACAAGCGTACTCAACCATTTCGTGAATCTTTTCAATATTAAGAGGTTCATCACCTCTGCCGTTTCTCTTCTTTACATTTATAGCAGCCTGTGTGTTCATCTTTCCTCCTAGCATTTTTTATAAAAACTTAATTTCGTAAGCGCTTCTAACTTTGAATAAGTATTGCTACTTATAATTGTTTGTAGTTCTATTTTTGTCATTCCGTTCATAATCATTTCGTTTACATCTTTTGCGTGTATGTGTTCAGGCCAAATAACAATATTGTAATCATTTTCTATCACATCATACATTCTTTTTATAATCTCTTTATTTCTTGGTTCGTTATCAAATATGTATGTAACTGTATCAGGTGAAACTCTTAATGTCAAGTCTGCACCGGCAGCTGCTAAACAATTATCTATGAATAAGCTGTCAATAGGTCCTTCTACAATGTAAATATCTTTTTGTAGATTTACTCTATCTAGTCCATAGACCTTTTGTTTATTTTCGTCTAGTTTGACCGTTAAATACTTTGGTTGTTCTTTACCAAAGGCACGACCTTGAAATGCAAAAACTTTTTCACTCGAATCATAAAAGGGAATAATCAATCTAGGATGTTCGCCTTTTGTGTGAGGAAAAGTATTTGGCTTTGCCTTGTTCACAAATTGCATAAATTTATTACACAAAAATAATTTAGAAAAATACTTTTCAGGTATCTTTCTATTTAAGACATATTGTTTTACTGGATGGTCTTCGTTCAAATCACTAACAGGTGTTAGTCCATCTAGTATGTCTACCTCTTTAAATTGTGGTTTAAAGTCAGTAAACTTCGGCTTTGGCGTGGAGGGTGCCGACCCTTTATATCTTTCTAGTAAATAAGATTCATACTTCTTATTATCAAGAAACTTTAAAAAATTACTAAAGTTATGTCCTTCACCACAATTATGACATTTAAAAAACATGTCATTTTTTACTCTGTAAAGGTAAGCTCTAGCTTTTGTTTTACTCTTTTGAGAATCACCACAATATGGACATCTAAAGTTAAAAAGGTAATCACCTTTCTTTTTAAACTGTCCTAGTCTTGTAGATATTTCATTAATAAATTTTAAATCTGTATATGACGACATAGCAATTTCATAATATATACTAAACTCTTGTTATTGTCAATGCTGGAAAAAACTTCCAGGCGAAAAAAATACTCCGCCATTTCCGGCGCTGTTTTTTCAACCGTTTTACACCAGTTGGTTACTTCATCATTTCTAGGATTTCGTTGCCATTTAAGGCCACAAACCAGCCTACAACAATTGCGCCACCAAGGATTAACCATCTGTATCTCTCTAGTATACCAATTCTTCCTCCAATGTCAAGCTTCAATTGTTTAATTTCTATGAGTAATCTTTTCTCTGATTGCTGGATTTCAGCTGTTAGTTCACGGTGTACATTTTCTATTTCTGATTGTCTTTCTTTTAACTTACCAAATATGACATCATCTATTTGTTCCTGTCTGGAAATCTTCTCTTCGTGAACAGCCAGCATAGACTTAATAGAAGTAGATACATCTGTTAACTTCTCAATGGCCGTATCTAAACGAGCATTGAGATTGTTAACATTCTCTACATCTTTTTTAAGTCCGGCTAATTGGACTTTGATATCTGTAGTTCCGTTGCCGTTCTCTGCCATTTTATTAGTTCGCTAGTGGATTGCTAGATTTAAGTTTTAATTCTTGTATCTCTAGTCTTAAAAGTTCTAGCTCTTTTTGAGCTACTGCAATTTTCTTTTCGTTTTCTTTCATCTTCTCTACATCAACTGTAGTTTCAACTTTTTCTAAAACTGCAATTCTTTCGCTGTTCTCAGCGATACCAGAAACATCAGGTATTTTAATACCTTCTACAGTTGATTCTAATGAAGCGATTGCCTCACCATTTGCAACTATACCAGAAACATCAGCTGCCTCTGTTCCTTCAATGTTTGCTAGTCTTGTATTAAATTCTCCCCATGCATAAAAACCACCGCCAATAGCTGCTACAACACCTACTAACGAAGCATATGTGGAAAGTTTATCTATCATATTCTTCATTTTAATAAACTCCTTAATGCGGCTAATTCAGCCCTTAATGTTTGTTTTTTCATATCTATCTCCACAAGGAGACGGTTATGTACAGCAATTGGGTCATTACTTGTGTACGCATTTAAACTGGCGTCTTTATATATTTGTTGCTGTGCAATTCTATTTATATTATCAAAGAAATCATCATTTGGTACACCGACAAGATTTTTACCGTCGGGTAATGTTTTATTTATGTAAGACCCCATATCTGGTTGCAAGTTTTGTAAAGTTACTGCCAACACATATGAAGTAGCCTTAATTTTATCATCTACTCTTTTTAATTTTGCCTCTAATTTTTTAATAATTTTGGCAACTTTTTTACCTATGTCAGAATCAACCTTGGTCTTAACTGTCCCCCTCTCTTTAACTGATACATCTGATTTATTCTGTACAATTTCTCCATCACCTTCCTTCTCCTCCTGTCCTTCTGTTTCCGTATTTTCATCCATTTCTGATTCATTAGATACAGTTTCACTCTCTTGTCCTGGAGTTGTTGTTTCCTCATTGCTTTCCAAAGTTTCCTCTGTAGTAGAGGTTTCAGTTGTCGGTTCAGTAGTGGTAGCATTTGGCTCCTCTTCTTTTGGTGTATTTGTTTCAGTTGATGTTTCTACTTCTTCTTTAGGACTTTCTGTTATGATTTCTTCATTTGTCGTTTCCTCCATGTTTGGTTTACCTCGGACATCTTCAGGTGCCTCTGCAACGGTAATATTTTCCATAGGTTCTTCTTTAATTTCTTCCATCTCTGGCATATTATTTTCCATCTCACTCGGTGGTTTTAATACTATAGTATTTTCATCTGCGAATTCTATCATATCTGGATTTGCCTCAACAAAATCATTCATCTCTTGCTCTGTCATTATAGGTGCCATATCATTAGGCATTTCCATCATCATTTCTGGAGGTGCTACTAGGGTCATCATGTCAGCACCTAATTCTTCTACCATCTGGTCAGATAATTCATCAAAAAATTCTTGTTCAGATATATCTTCTATTATTAATTCTTGTTGGAAATCCATTGTTAAATCATTTGTTTCTAAAAATGTTTCAAATGATTCTACTATAAACTCTTCAAAAGGTATTTCTGTAAAACCAAAATCTTCTTCTACTATTATCTCAAACTCTACCTCTGGTACAAAAGTAATAGGATTAATTTCTATAGTTTCAAAATCTTCTATTGCCTCTGCAACATCTTCATCAACAATATCAAAGATAGGTCTACCACTATCTTCATCTATTAAATCAACTGCGTCATTGATATCATCACCGATTGTTGTACATGTTCCTAATTGTACACATGAAGTTATGACAACCTCCGTTGAACCTGCCGTTGTAATAGATAACTGAACATTATCCACATCTGGACCTCTATGATAGTTGTCATTACTAGAACCATCTCCTTGATTATAAAGTTCGGTTCTTATTGTGAAATCGTTTTGAGTATTTGCTGATTGTGTGTAAACATTTGTATAGTTTTCAAAATTACCACCATTAAATGGTCTATTAGGGTCGTGGTCATTTAATACTCTTGTTTGTGTGGTAACAGTACCATCAGCAGCTGTAATAGTTTGTTTTAATGTTAGGGTATTTTCAATCATGTTCCAGAACCAAACATCTGCTGATTGAGTTGAAGTAAAACCTTCGTTGATTTGTGATTTTGTTAAATGACCATCACCGACAAGTGATTGGTCTTGAAAAACATTATCCTCTACATGACCCTCAAATGCTAATACACCACCTGTGCTATCTGAGCCTGAAGGATATGTAAAACCAAAGTTGCCGTGTGTGTGAATACCGTCTGAACCAGTTGTTGACCAACCGGTTGTGGTGGTTACCTCGTTAGGGTCTGCACCTGTCCCGAATGTAGAGTTATTTAAGATATTTCCAGTAGTGGTACCGGAAGTTACTGTTGTACATGTTCGGTCACCAAGAGCATTGGTAACACAGGTTGTTTCTGCCTTAACGCCTGTTACTAAAATCGTAAGGGTTAAGAGTATGAGCCCACTTATATATTTTAACATTAAAGTATACCATTAAGCCTGTTATCAGAATAAAATTGATAGTTCCTAAATCCATTATTTTCCTTTCGCATTAAAATCCACCTTTTTATCATCTTTAACATCTGTCATACCATGTAATTCAGTATTTTCTAGTTTGTTAAATGAGGCGTCTTTAGCTGCTTTTTCTTTCAGTTCTTTTTCTATTATCGCTTTTTGTGCTTGCACTTTTTCAAGTTCTATTTTTCTTGCTTCTTCTAACTCTGCTTCCTCTATCTTATTTGCTTTCTCTACCACTTTTAATCTACTTACATAAACATCATAGTCAGGTCTTAACTTATCATATTTTGACCATTGTTTTGTAGCTTCTGAACCAATCTTACCTTCAAATGGGCAAGGGGTTCCTGATTGTTCCATTGCGAAAAATACTCTTGGATCCTGGCATAAAATTGACACAGCGGCCACCTTCATTCCTAGGTCATTTAAAACTTTGGATAGTTTAATTCTTTCACAATTCTCATCTGTACGATAAGTTCCTGCTGAAACACCAACGCCAAATGTTGATACACCACCACTCATTCCAACAACACATAAGTCCTGCGACATAGCAGACATAGATGGTGCTGAAGAGGAGTTTACAACTCTCTGGTCACCTGTGTAGGCGTTAGTAGTATTTGTAGTTGAAGTCGTTGAGCTAGAACCACTTTGATATGTGGTTGTTGACTCTTGCGAGTATCCACCTGATATTGTGGTATTTGAACCACTTGTATTTGTTTGAGCGTTGGTCGTAGCCCCGTTAGAGGTAGTGTCAGTCCAAGCAACTTGAGGAGTTGCGATAACAAAACATAACAAAAGACCAAAAATAAGTCTTTTCATATGTTTCCTGTTCTATGTAGTCAAGTCCTAAATCTATTTATAACTTATCTACTTTTAATTTGCTGTGTTATTTTCTTCGCTTGATTCATAATATTCCTTATATTTATCAAGCAAGTCGTTAGTAACCTTTAATTGATTACGAATTCTTGCAAAGTTTTTTGATAATAATTGAAAGTCATTGTCGGTCAATCCAAAAATTACAGGATCCATTCCGTCTTCTTTCATTTTTGCAAAAACTTCCTCTGAATTTTCAGAGGTAATAATAATCCAATGTATCTTTTCCATCTCCAAAGGAGTTGGTTTTTGTAGATTTAATTGTTGTCTTGGTACCTCTTCCTTAAATATGCTCAACTCTTTTACAGAGGAACAACTAGTAAGGAATGTAACTAGGATTAGCGATACTAGGACACTCTGGATTAATTTCAGATTTCTTTGTAGCATTCTTTTCTTTTTCTGTCAATGGTGAACCACTTGCAATCTCAATACAACGAGCCGCATTTTCACCACCTTTGTTAATTATTTTCTCTATAACTGCTGTTTTTTCTACAGCCAGTTTACCGATATCTCTGTTATTCTTATTAAATCTTTTATCTAAATCTTCTAGGTCTTTCTTCAAATCTCCCATTAACTTATTCATCTCTGTATTAGCGACCAAGATTTCTTTAAAATCTTTTTTTTGGTTTTCTATAAGTTCTTTTTGTTCAGTTATTGCACTTTCCATCTTTACAGCATTGGCCTTTAATATTGCATTATCAGCCCTTAACTTAAAAACATAGGCGCCAGCGCCGATAACGGCGCTAGCTAATATACCTATAAAGAATAATCTAATTCCTAACATTTCAGTCCTTTTTTACTATGGAAAATATTCCCCAAGCCACAGCTGCCCATGCCAACATATTGACAAATGGACCTCCTAATATAATCATTGCGCCTATACCAATCAAAGCAACCCCTGACCAGCTAGACATTTCTTTTACTCTTGACATTATCCAGTTCATACTTGAACCTCCTTTTTATTTAATCTTAGCGTTAACTTTACGGTGTTTATTCCACGCCATAAAGCCACCTAGTCTTAACGACCAGTATGCTAGATAGTTCATAAGATAGAAACCATTAATCTCTATGTTAATATCTCTAAAGATTTCGTCTGCTTTCTTTTGAGTTATAACACCCATGGTATCTTTCTTATTAGTTTTTAATAGTGTTTCATACTTATAAGCATAATCGTGTACGAGACCACCTATTAAAAGCACACCTACTGGTGATAAGAATGTATGCAAGAATTTTGGTATACTTGCACCATCAAATTTAAACCCAGCAGGTATTACGAATTTCTTTCCGTTTATTTCATATGTAAAATCATTTACTATTTCCCAATGTCTAACACCGAGTATCCACATCAATATCATCTTGAAGAAACCTTTACCTTTTGTTTTAATAGGTATTGGTCTCATTGTCGGAAACTGTGAATATTTAAAATTAATTCTATTGTGTACCTTCTTATCAAAAAGATTTACAATAAAACCAATGATAATTAAAGCAATTAAAATAGACCATTGCCAAAATTTCATTGCTAAAGTTAATATTAATTCCATTTTAGTCCTTACTCTTTTTATTTTTATCTATATAATTTTGATAGACTTTATGAGCCTGTCCCAAATCTTTTTTCTTTTCAGGATCCTTTGCTCTTTGACTTGCAACTTTAGCTCTTTGACTCATTGCTATAGCAGCCTGCATTTTATGAGCATGTGTTTTACCTGAATTTCTTATCTTACTTACAGATTGATTTGCTTTTTCTTTATCTGTAAAACCTAAACCATGAATAGTTCCTTTAGGATTTTCATCTGTATATAGGTCTGAATGTTTGTCTGAACCTGCTTTTTGACCAGGTTTTCTAGCAATTCTAGGATTTTTTTCTGCTGTTAAACCAACTGCCCTTGCATGTTTACTACCTTTATTTTTAGGTGGTCTCATGTTACCAATACTTGCAATTGGATGAACACTATCAGGACTACCTAATGCAAATCCTCTAGTCATCATAGAATATTCTTTAAACTTTTTCATCAAATTGTTCTTCATGTGGTGTATTGTTCAATAAATCTTTTACAAATTTATCGTGAAAAGTTTGTTTCTTTTCTACAATTTTTATTTCTTCTTTTTTAATACCACTTTTCTCATCAATTTTATCTTCTAGTTTATTTAGAGTTTCATTAATACCTTTGAGAACAACATTGTTATTATCTGTGTTCTCTTTCACCATATTACTAATTTTCTTTTTGATTTTTTCCTGTTCAGCGCCTTGTTCTTTTTTTCTTTTCATCATTTTAGGCGACATAACAACACCATCTGGATTCATATCTACACCACCATGAGCAACTGCATTTGTAGGTGCTTCTTCACTCATCTTATTAATGATTTCATCCATCATTTCTTTATAATGTTTTGGCATATTCATACTCCGATACCAGTTCATCACCTTTTTCATATATGTCCACGCCAAAGCATGTCATAAAAGGCTCGTCATTTATTTCTGGTATTTCTTGACTTTCTTTTAATATTTCATTATATAAATTTTGTTCTTTTAAATAAGTTACAACTGCTGATTCAATTGCGTCTTTATGATTTATATAACTCTTATCTTCTTTAATTAGTAATGCTAAAGCAACACCAAAAGAACCTAATCTACTGCCTAGACCAACTTTTTTTAGTATTCTTTTTAAATTAAAAACAAATCTATGTAAAATTGTGTAGTGTTTTCTATCACCACCTTTTACATCTTTCATCTTAATTAAAACTTTACCATCTTTATCTATAATACCTCTTTTAAATGCTTGCATTTTTTCAAAAGGTGTTACTAAAGTTCTAATTACTTTATATGTTATTAATAAATCTATTGCTCTTGACATTATAGCGCCTTTAACATTCTATCTACATCTGCATGTATTGGTATATCTTCTAGTTCATGTGAGTATAGATAACCAAGATAATTTAAACAAGATTTTAATATCGGCCAATATGGCTTATCAATTTTATATAACAATAATGTTACAGCTGCGTCAGCGCCAAAAACATTTTGTAATACTATTAAATGATTTAATACCAATCTTATTTTAATATCACCTGTTATCCAATACTTACGAAATAACCTTTTCAGATACTTGAACCTTTTGATATCATCATAAAATTCTTCATCTTTTTCAAGTGTTGGGTTGTCATAATTTTGCTGAGCAAATAACAACCAGTTATCTTTGGTTATCTCTTTGAACATAAAAGTCTATACTAATTTAGCAAAGACTTTATGAGAACCGTTTTCTAGTGTTTCAGATTTAAAATTAATCTTTAATCCACCTTCTTTTCTATGTGATATACCATCATCATTTAAATCGGAACCGTCAATGTCTTTACCAAATCTTCCGCCAAATTGTGAAACTTCCACAGTTGCGTTGCCTTCAGTAGGTACTTTAAAAGATAAACCAATAGTTGCTAATTTATTTGCAAGTTGCTCCATAGCAGCTTTAGGATTTAAATATTCCTGGTCTGCAATTGAACCTACAAATGCGTTAACTTTCTCCATTACTTTAGGGTCTTGTATATTGTGAGCACCAACATGTACATCATCAACTGCTTGTACTTCCGGTGTTCCTACATTACCTTTTCCGTATTTGGATTGAGTATGGTCCTCTTTTACATATTTTTTAAAAGATTTCATTTCTCTTTTCCCTTCTTTTTACTTTCATCACTTTGAGCCTTATTAATTAACTTACGCATTTGTTGTAATGCGCCATCAACTGCGTTCATGTTGGCCTTCATTTGTGATAAATCTAATTCTACTTTTCTTATATGACTAGCCATTTTGTCATAATCCGATTGTAAAATATTTTTTTCTTCAATTAACTCTTCTAATGTAATCATTATTATACCTTGTTAATATTATGTAGTAGTAAATCCTCTACCAGCAATAATGTTCCAGTTTGAATTTTTAAACAATAAAACAATTGCTTCTCCAGGACCATTCAATAAAATGTTAGTTGCACCTCTTAAATTGGCAGGTGTAATTGTACAAATATTTGTTCCTGAAGTTGAAGTATTTAAAATAATTTTTAATTGTCCATCAGAACCATTTGCTAATGTAATTGTTCCGATAGCAGATGTAGCGTCAATCTCTGTAATAGATGAAGTTACATCAGCTGCTAAAGCAGTTGAACCGTCTGAAGTCAATTGCTGTGAAGCTTGAGTTAAACCAAGCCATGTTGGAATATTGTTGAAAATATCTTGAGCAGCTATTTTTTTGTTGATTGGTGTTCCGCTAGGGTCGTCCACTACATGGAACAAATCTACGGCATTAAGACCGTCACCAAGGTCGGTCAATTGTGTGATTTTTTTATCAGCCATTTTTTTCTCCTATAAACCCTTAATGGGTATGCTACTGTAGCCAGTTGACTACATCACTTTATTAATATATTTATAAGGGCGGACATATAGATATCCGCCCTATATTTATTGATTATTTATATGATTAAGCGTCTGCTGAATTAGTTAATGCAACTAAACACTCATGTGTAACTCTACTTGCTCTACCACCAGAACCAGTTATTTTTAGGTTCCAACCTGCATGTGCAACTTTATTAGCAGCTGTTTCTGAATCTTTATAGTTAAAAAGACCCATAGTAGTGCCAGTAATGAAATTATTAGCAGTTGTATCGTTGAACAAATCAGTTCTATTAGCCGAAGTAGGCTCTTTTCTGATAGCAGCTACTGACCATAATGGTGCTCCAGCAGCTTCGTCTTTATTAGTGTGTGATGACATATTATTCTCTCCCTTTATTAGTTATTGGTACTCAATACTAATATTTATAAGGAAGACTTATTTAAAACCGAGTTTTTTAAGTTGAGAGATGGTTCTTGCTGTGGAAGTGTGATGAATACCTATGCCACCTCTTTGTGTGAATTCTCTAGTATTCTTTTCGTAATCATCAATTAATATTGCACTAGTATTTTTACCAGTTTGTGCATAATCTTTTTTCTGATATCTTCTTACCAAGTTTATTCTATTGTTTGGTAAACCTATGTTTCTTTTAACCCACAATGTTTTACCTGGTATACAAGTTGGGTCCCTATAATCTTCAACATGTGCTGATAGAATATCAGGATTAAACTTTGATATGAATTGCCAAAGTTGTTTTCCACCTGCCATCCATGGCATTGTAGACCAAAAATCACCTTTGTTAACAATTGGATCCCACTTACCCTCTTTAGGCAAATTCATCCACTTCTTAATAGGTACACCTACAGTTTTTTCTGCATGTTTTTTGAAGTCGCAAAGGACTCCATCCATATCACAATATATTTGGGGTAATCCGTATTTCATAGTGTTTTAGTCCTTTCGTAGTGTAGATATACTATAACACATATCCACCATAAAGGCAAGCACTTTTTTTAAGTTTTATAAACTATTTTTGGTTCAGTATCAATTTTAGTTGCTTTTTCACCAGTATCAGTTACTTTTTTAGAAGGCATTTTTTTATCGTCTTCTTTTTTAGTTGGTACCATAGTTTCAATACCTTCAGATTTTGCTTTATACTTATCATCTATCTTATTAAAAAATGCTTTCTTCTCTGCTGGTGACATTGAACCAATACCTTTACCAGCTTTGTCTAATTCTTTTTTAAACATTTTCTGGTAACCAGAATCTTCTCTATAAGAGCCTTGTTTTGATACAAGTTCTTCAATACTACCCGGTTTGTGTTTTAAATAATTCGTCATTATTTGCTCCCTCTAACTTGTTTCGCCAAGTCTTTATCTGCTTTACCCCAAGTTCCACTTCCTTTTGTGATAAATGAGTTTACTCTAGCAAAAGCCCATTGTTGCTGTGAAGCACCAGGTCGGTGTCCACCTCTCCAAGCAGCCATGCCTCTATCATATACTTTCTTTAAAATACCATATGATATTCCAGATTTTTCGGCTTTCTTTTTTAAACCTTTAATCTGTTCATACATTTCTTTTGCTGGATGCTGTGAGTTTTCAGGTAACAATCTCAATTTACCTGCAACATATAAAGGGTGGTTTTTAATTGCTTTTTGAGCGTCTGATTCATCACCACCTTTATGTACTTTTACAAAAATTTTATTATTTTTTTTGATAATTTTATGAGCAATATTTCCCATTGCTTTTTTAACATCTGCTTCAACACTTTCATTTGTTCTTTTTAATACTTTTTGAACATCTGGATGTTGAGATAAACCTTTTGCAAGTTTCTCAATAGCTCTTACTGCACCTGAATAGTTACCTTGTTTGTATCTAGGGTCATTTGCAATACCATATGCTTGTTTAATTTGTTGAGATGAAAATTCTAAAATAGTTTCTTCTTTCTTTAAAATCTTATCTGCAATTTCGTGACCTTTTTTGATTGTCTTTTTCTCTAAAGGTGGTTCATCATTCATAACTTTTTTAGCCTGTGCCATACCTATTGCATAAGCGTCATCTTTTTTCATTTCTGATTTCAAAGCTTTATCTAATTCTTTTGCCTGACCAGCATGTGCCTTACTAGCACCTTTTAACATATCAATAATCTTTTTGATAGCAGGTCTATCTCTATTATCTAATTCTTCTTTGACACCGACCTTTTCTTTTTTCATTTTATCTTTCATAAGTTTATAAGCAATGCCGACTTGAAGTAATGGCTCTCCTGTTTCAGGATTTGTTAATTTTTCAGTTTCTTTTTTAGCAACTTTTGCTTTTTCTGTTTCTGCTTTTATTTTTAATGATTGTATTTCATCATCTTTTTTATCTAAATCCGCTTTTAATTTATCAACACTTTCAGATTCTTTCTTTTCTGTATCTGCGTCAGCAGCTACATCATCTTTTTTAGGCAACTCTTCTTTTTTCTTTTTCATATCTTTGTCCATAGTCATGGCGTCATCTTGTTCTACTAATTTTGATAACTGATTTATACCAGCGTCTTTGATTGCCAATTGTGTAGGTATATCCATATTCTTAATCATTTTTTTAACAGCGGGTGTTACATCTGAAGCCTTTTTATTCTTCCATGTATTTTTAATATTTTGAATTTGTTGTGGTGTTAATCTTGATTGTAGGTAACCTGCGTCTTCGGTTTTTAAATGTGAACCAGAAGCTAACTGCATGTCTAAAATTTTTCTCATGTTACCTGATAACTCTATACCACCAGGTATGTCTTTTACTTTTAGACTATGTTGTTTTGCTAAAGATACCATATTAGATTTCTCTTTGTCGTTTCTGAAACCTGTAATTTTACCTGTGCCTTCAACTAAATCTTCCAGTTCTTCTTTTACAACTTCCTCTGGTACACAATTTGGTACTTGTTTACCACCTTTATTTTTCATACCAACTTGTTTATATCCTACCCAGCAAGCCTCTGTAACTGGATTATAAAAGTGTTGGTCTGCTTCTTCATCTATTGTATAACTTTCTGCTCTCACATTTGCGCCGTAAAAATTCATTAAATCTTTTGCAAAGTTATTAAGGTCTTTACCTTTACCATCAACTTTGATAACTCCACCTGTTACTGAAACACCTAAATTTTGTTTCATTAAATCAGCGATTGCTTTTTTTCTTTTATCCATGTCTGATATAGTAACAGACATTTTTTTAAATTCGTGTATTTCTTCTTCGCCTAGAATATCTTTTACCGTTTTTACAGGTAGTTTCATTACTTTAGCAATCTCAGCCGCTGACTTACCATCTTTTTGCATGGCATTTATTTGCGACATTTTACCTTCGCTTATTTCATCAGCAATTAAATCTTCTTCAAAGTCTTCTAGTTCTTTTTTCTTTGCTTCTCTAATCTGTTTAACTTCATCTGTTAATATTTCAACATCTTCTTTTCTAATCTGCATTAGTTGTTGAGCTTTGAAGTTATGTTTTGAAATTAATCTTGCACTAGCTAGTCCTGACACAAAAGGTATATCTGCTTTGTATAACATTGATAACATGTTTTTGTCACCATCAAATTTATCCATAATCTTCATTAATTTATTTGCGTTATCCATACTAATTTTCTTATTTCTCATTGGCTCATAAGCCTTTTTTAAAGCCGCTATCTGCATTTGTATAGCGCCTTCATTTATGGCCTGTGCCATTGTTTTTCTATATCTACTCATTAGTTATTTACCTTTGCTCCTGCTCTCCATTGATAACACGACCAATATCTAGCCTTTGTTTTAGGACCTGGATTATCGCAATTGTGCCTTGCTCTAAAAGATTTTCTTCTAGCCGGGTCATCTCTTTTAATACTTAAACCTGTTGTATCACCAAATGATACTTTTATAACATTACCTTTTTCGTTCTTAACATATACATAAAACTTCTTACTACCACCACGAATAGGGTCATTTAATTTAACTTTTTTGCCTTGATACTCTGACTCTTCTAAAGGTTCATGTTCGTGTTCAAAGATACACTCTTCACATTTCTGGTCTATATCTTCGTATTCTTTAAATGTTTTCATTTAATTACCTTTTCAAGCATTTTATCAACGACTTGTTTTAACTTGGCTTCTGCCTCTTCTTTATATCGTTCCCTATATTTATCTATTGTGGACTCTGAAGCTGCCCACTCTTTTACATCTTTTTCAGTAGGTTCTTCTCGTTCTCTGTCTAAAAAGCCTTTTACTTTCTTTTTAGTAACCATTTCACCACTTCCAGGCTTAGATGGTGTATAGGAACCGTTTTCAAAACCATTATAACTTGGTTCTCCTGGTGTAATAGTTGATGTATGTTTAGCATAATCTTGACCTATATCATAGGCGTCTTGTAAATCTTTTTTAAACTCTCCAAACATCTTCTTGTATTTTTGTGTGTGTTTACTAGGTTTTGTCTTAGCTCCCTTATCGCCAGGTGCTGGGTCGTTGTCATTCTTTGTTGTATCGGTATTCTTAAAGTGTGAAGCTCGTTTATCTTTTGTGTCTTTAGATAATGATTTATAGTATTTCTTTGGTTGAGTTCCATCTTTATCCTTTACATCTCTGTCCTGTGGTAATTCAGTCTTTTCTGAAACGGCTTCAAATCCATAGTCAACATTTAAGTCGTACTCTCTCATATCTACCTCTCTATCGGCGGCTATAGGAACACAATCCCATATCCACGCTTTGTGTAAATTGTTATTAGTATCTTCTACAACAATATAATTAGTTCCTTTTCTAACCACTTTACCTTGTACATCTTCTTTGACATAATCAACCTTATCATTAATATTAAATATCATATCTCTAATATAAAGGTCTCTTAATTGTTGTTGTTCAAATTCTTCCATACTTGCAATCGGTTTTACATTTCTTTGATAGATATAATTAGCAGCCAATCTCATACCTTTTCTAACACTCTTCATAATATTTTCTGCGTCAACACCACTAGGTAAACCTTTTCTAAAACTATCTAGGTCTCCTTTGGCAGCTGCAGCTCTCATTTTACTTGCACTCATGCCTGTAGCACCTTCAGCGTCAGGATCCCTTTCACCGGCCGATAACACATTAATGTTATCAAAGTTGTAATAACCATGTCTTGATTTTATATCATTGTATTTGTTTATGATAGTTTCAAATTCTCTTACTCTATCACTTCCTACTACCATAAAAATTTCTGTATATCCTTTTTTATATAAGATAGTACATATATCTAGTATCATATTTGTAGGATTTATTTCAATGTTTCTAGCATGTCTAGTAAACATTTTTTTCATTATAGAAAGTTTATCTCTAGGAGATAACGGATTCTTTTTAGAGTCCTCACTTCTACTTAAATAAATTTTGTAATCATCTGCTCTTACACTTGCAACTTTATTAATTAACTTCTCATGTCCTATTGTTGGTGGATTAAATCTACCAAATGTAAATGCAATTGACTTTCTTCTTTGCTCGTGTATTTTTAAATCATCTATCTCATCATCTGTTACAACGCCATCATCTAAAATCTTTTTACACTTCTTATAGAATAACAAGTAATGATATTTTTCTAACATCTTATAGATTACATTTTTAGGTAATCTGTTTTTAATACCAAACTTTTGTATTTCATCTGGCGACATATCTTTATCAAAAGCAGCTCGTCTATCTGCGTCAACACCATCACCTATTTTTACAATTTGAGCAATACTATCTTCTATTTCTTCTAACTTATCTTTAATCTTTTCTTGTAGATTTAAAATATCATTAGGTTTTAATTCTTTTAATTCTGCATAATCAATAAGGTCTCTTTTTAATTCGCCTTTAATTACATCTAACTCTTGTACTTTTTTATTAAACTGGTCAATATAGTCATCAACATTAAATACAAAATCATCTGGTCTTTTTATAAATTTATTACCCTCTATATCATAAACTGCGTCAGCCTTTTTATTTTGGTCATCATAAGTTTCTTTATCTGTAATAAAATAATAGTTAACAGGATGCTTTGTACCAGGTATTAATTTACCTTGTATGTTATTAGGATTTTTAGATGATAAAAATTGTTTAGATAATCTTTCTCGTTCTTCTTCTCTTTTATCTTCAGGCACATCAAATAAAACATTGATATCTAAATCTGCGTCATTTCTATATCTATGTGTAAGAATAGAACCAATCAATGACATTTTTAAAACAGGATATTCTTTTTCAAATGTTTCTATCTGGTCATAAATCATCTTCTTGACACTAGGTTTTAAAGTAGGGTCGCTAGTATCAGAATTATTAAACACACCAGGTGCATAAGTTCTTCTTGGAATATCTATGATACTTTCTTTAAAGGTTTTCATCTTCTTCTTAATTTTCTTTCTGTCGCCATCCATCTTTTCGCTGTGTACGACTTAATTTTATTTGACAATAATTTTCTAACACTCTTACCTACTTTACTCATAACAATCGTTGTAAGTTCTTTATCATCTTTACTATTGTCAACAATTACCATATTTCCCATACCAAATAAATTTTGAAATCTACCTATATTACTTTGTACACCTTCCCAGGATTTTCTAGTAATATATTCTGGTACGCTTCTTTCTCTTTTAGCATTTCTATCTAAAGCGACCTGTAAACTCGTATTAACAAATATCATATAACAATCGTAACCCAATTGTCTTAATTGTGCTACTTGACTTTTAATTTTATCGTAATCTCTACCAGTACCATCAACAACCATACCTAATCTACCTTTGATTGATAAGTCCATCATGCTACCAGTTGTTGCCTTTGCTCTTGCTCTTACTATATCTCTAGCTTCTGCCTCATCTTCAGGCATTTTAAGAGATAGATTATTTTTTTTCAATGCAACTTCAAAAGCATTATCAGAGTTTATCATTCTTAAACCTGTACCACCGAAAGAGCCTCTAGTTACAAAAGTTTTACCTGAACCTGGACCACCTGCAAGGAAAAATGCCTTGAAGATATTAGGGTCGTATAGGCCTTCTTCTAAATATCTTATGTCGTCATATTTTTTCATTGTGTTTTATCTATAATAGTTTGTGCTATTTCCTCTGGTGTACCACCCTCTGCTTTTATGTTTATAATATCATCTTTGTAATAATATAAAAGTGGTTCTGTTTCTCTTTTAAATACTTTTAATCTATTTTTAATAATCTCTGGTTTATCGTCTGCTCTACCTCTTGCTGTCAATCTTCTTACAACTTCTTCCTCTGACACATCAAGAAATATTACATAATCATATTCAATATCTTTTTCTTCCATTGCTTTTGCTTGTTCAACATTTCTAGGAAAACCATCAAACACATAACCTTTTTGAGCGTCTGGTTTTTCTAATCTATCTTGTACAGCTTTAATAACAATAGGTGTAGGTGCAAATTCACCTTTTGATAATAAATCTTTTACTTTATCATTTGTCTTTGCCAATTTTCTCATCATATCACCAGTATAAATGTGGGGTATGTCAAGTTTTTTTGTTATAATTTCTGAATAAGTTGATTTACCAGAACCTGGTCCACCTATCATTATGATTCTTCTTCTACCTAATGCTTCAAATATATAATCTTTAAAACTTTTCATTAATTCCAACCTTTTGGCATAGTAAAGTTTTGCCTACTAAATTCTAATCTATCTACAAGTTTAATTGCACCTGCAACTTTATCAACTGCAACATAACCCTCTGGTGCCGTAACTCTATAACCATTTGATGTTCTTAAAAAATTACCTATGCTTTGTATTTGATTCATTTTCTGTAATAAAGTATTTTTACAATTACCTAAAGTTATATGACTTGCAATTGCAAAATATAATGCTGTTCTGTTTCTGTCTATAAACTGTAAGTTATCTTTCTTTGCTTTAATAAATTTTTCTTTACCTCTAGGTGTTTTTCTTGAATCTATTTCCATATTAATATAGTTTTCATAGTAATCTCTAAATTGTTTTTGCATGGTATTTACTTTTTCCATACCAGCATTTGAATTCTTTATGTAATAATTAAAATATGTTTTTAATCTATATCCTACTGATAATTCTTCTTGCGAGGACTTACTCATTAAATCTAAAATCGGACTTGCTTTTCTTAATGAACCTTCAGCCATTCTAATTTGAGAATCAAACTGTTTCAATTCTGCTGAGGTAAATGTAGAGGCGCCTGAAGTATCTTGATAACTTGCACTTGCTAAAAATATATTTCTACTACTAGAAGCTTTAACTGTACCAAAACTAGCGGATAAACTATTCATTTTTTTACCCGAATATTGAGTATGAAATACTATACCCATTTTTGCTTTAATAATTCTTCTACCTAAATCACTCTTAATTGGTACTGCATATGTTATTGTATTAGGTGTAAATGACACCATTTTTTCACCATCTATAGTAATTGATTTTAGGTCATCTGTATATAATAAATCACCTTGTAATATACCTTTAATATTTAATCTTGATAATTGAGCAAGACATACAGTTAACTTTTTCGCAACTTCACCACTATGATTTCTACGAA